ATGAGAAACAACGGCGGTAAAACCCGCAGACCTACAAGCCTTGCTGAGGCTTTCGATCTTGATGAAGCAAATGCCCTGAAAGCACACCGCCGCCCGCGCAAGCAGATGGAGGAGCTGATGGGTACCAACCGCTCTACTTATGCCCGCTGGGTGTCCGACTGCGAGATGCCTGCCGGCCGCTTGCTGCAGTTCTCGGTGCTTTGCGGATCTGCCCATGTCATTGAGTACCTGGCCATTGCATGCGGAAAGCTGGTCGTAAGCATCCCGACTGGCAAGAAAGCCAAAGCCAGTGACCTGGGCGAAATGCAGGCCAACTTCGGCAAGGTTGTGATGCTCCTGGAGCAGTTTTACCGAGGCCAGTCTGATCTGCCGGAAACCCTTGGGGTGTTGAACGAGGTGCTGTCTCAGGTGGCATACCACCGCGAGAACGTCATTAAAACCGGGCAGCCGGAACTTGAATTGTTTGGGGAATAAGTGATGAAAACCGCAAAGAAAAAAATGGGTGCGTCTGCCTTTTCCGCTGAGTTCGTGAACTCCCTGGTGAGCAGCATGCAAAGCGTACTGGAAGCTGGTGAGCTGAGAGATTCGAAGTTCCGCCAGCAGTTGCTGACGGAACTCGTCGCGGCTTATGTCGCAAGCCAAGGCGGAACATCCATGGAAGTCCGCTGGGCTACTGAAGGACTAATCCAAGCCTTCGAACTGATCACTGCACATCACGGTAAACCGGCTCAAGCGACTTGTTCGCAAGGATGAGCAATTCATCGTAAAGCGCATTGATAAATACGCCGACAGCCTCACCGCCACTTTGTGAAGCAGAAACCTTGGGAAGCAGTTCGGGTTGTGACTCAAGCACATGCTTCAAGAGGTTGAAGGCAGCGTTATGAGCTTCTTGTTCAAGACGACGGTTTTTAAAGTCCATGGGGGTTCTCCAATGAAGGTTTATGACATGCAAGTTGGATGCCTGCATTGCCATTCTACCCAAATTGGCAGAAACCCCACCCAACAAGGAGGCCGGGCATGAGCCAGGTCGAACTTAAAACACACTACAGCGCAGCTGAACTGGCTTCGATGAAGTTACCAGGATTGCCTGGTACGCAGCAGAACGTGAAGGCCCGCGCCAAGAAAGAGGAATGGGAGTCACGTCCTCGCGCCGGGTTTGGTGGTGGCCAAGAGTACGCTATCACCAGCCTACCGCTTGAGGCAATCAACGCAATCAAGACCCGCGCTGCTGCTGGTGCCCGCATCAGCCAGCTGATGGATCCGAAAGCAGTCGCCGCACCGGTGGTGAACTCCAAGGTGCCCAGCACCCAGATCGGCCTGCTGGATGCCGATGCCCGCCGCGAGTCCGACCAGGCTGTGCTGCTGCAGCTGCCCAGCCTGACCGTTAAACAGGTAGCCCGCTTCGAAGCCCGCCGCGCCGTTGTGATGGCCTGGTATGGCTTCCTGAAGCTGCGCGGCATGAAGCCGACGAATGCCTTATATGAGGCTTTTGTCAGCCACTTTAATGCTGGCCACCTGCAGGCCAACAAGGTCCAGTACCCGGAGCTGGCCCTGGCCACAGCCGGGGTGATCGACAGCATTGCCCTGCGCACCCTGCAACTGTGGGTGTCGGACTATGAAAAAGCCGGTCTGGCCGCCTTTGTCGATGGCAATGACGGCGCGCACCGCAAAGGCAAATGCACGATCAGTGTGCAGAAGGATTTGCATGACTTCACCGTCGCCATGGTGGTGGCTAATCCGCACATCAAGCCGGTTCACCTGGAAGACGCGGCCCAAGCCCGCTTTGATGGCCATGCTTCCATCAAGGTGCCGAGTTACCACGCTTTCCGCCGCTTTCTGAATGAGTGGAAGAAGCAGAACGCCGAGCTGTTCACCGCCATTGCCAACCCTGACCAGTGGAAGAACAACTACATGGCAGCGCAAGGCTCCTCCTCTGAGGACGTGCTGCGCCTGAATCAGCGCTGGGAGTTCGACTCCACACCGGCTGACCTGATGCTGGCCGATGGTCGCCACTGCCTGCTGGGCGTGATCGACGTCTGGACCCGCCGCGCCAAGCTGCTGGTGGCCAAGTCATCCCGCGCCGTAGGTGTTGGTGCCCTGGTGCGTGCTGCTCTGCTGGATTGGGGCAAGTGCGAAGAGGCCAAGACCGACAACGGCCAGGAATACGTGGGCGTCTATGTCGATGACGTGTTCCGCGCCCTGGACATCGAGCAGACCAAGTGCCCGCCCTTCCAGCCATGGCACAAGCCGCACATTGAGCATTTCTTCCACACCTTCAGCCACGACTTGCTGGAGCTGCTGCCGGGTTACATCGGCCACAACGTCGCTGACCGCAAGGCCATTGAAGCCCGCAAGGCTTTCAGTGAGCGACTGTTCACCAAGAACGAGGTGGTGGACATGACGATGACTGCCGCTGAACTGCAGGCCTTTTGTGATGACTGGCTGGTGCGTTACCACAACCGAGACCACGGCTCCCTGGACATGAGTCCGTTCCAGAAAGCCGCGTCCTGGACGGGTTCGGTGGAACGCATCGACAACCCGCGCTTGCTGGATGTCCTGCTGGCCGAACGCATCCAGCGCACGGTACAGAAGAAGGGTCTGAAGATCGACGACGCCTGGTTTATTGCCCCAGAACTGGCCATCAACCTGGTTGGCCGCGATGTCCAGGTGCGACTGGATCCGCTGGATCTGGGCCGCGTGTACGTCTTCCACGATGGCCAGTTTATCTGCGTGGCCGAGTGCCCGGAGCGTACTGGCATGAATCGCCAGGAAGTCGCCCAAAAGGCCAAGAAAATGCAGGCCGCCGAAGTCAGCCGCCAGAAACGCGAACTCAAGGCCATGGCCCGCAAGGTCAATACCGACGACGTGGTGCAAGAGATTCTGCGCCACAACGCCGCCCAGGCCGGGACGCTGGTGGCCATGCCGAAGCCGGCTGTACCGGTCAACACCGCAGGCACCCGTGCCGCAGCTGCTGCCACCCATGCCGTGGATCGCGGCCTGAATGCCCAGATCCCGGCCGCCGTGCAGCGCCACCTCGGCCAGTCCACTCCGGCACCGGTAATCAGCCTGCCGCAGAGCGACGAAACCAAGTTCCGCCAATGGCTGGAACTGGATGCGATGGCCAAGCGTGGCCAGGCGCTACCGGCAGACAAGGTCAAGTTTTACGAGGGCTGGCAGAAAACCGCCCGTTTCCAAGTGCAGATGCAAAAGCACCTGCAACGCAATACGCAAGACGCTGCCCTCGCAGGCAACCACTAAACAGGAGAGAAGAACATGAGTCGCCCCGCCAACCAGACCGCTGACATCACGAATGTTGATTTGATGCACGCCACCACCCTGCGCCTACTGGGCCGCCCGGCCGGCTCCGATGGCATGGCTGTGCTGTACGGTCCTTCCGGCTTCGGCAAAACCCAGGCAGCCACCCAGGCTTACCTCCGCCACAACGGCTATTTCGTCCGCATGTCGGATCAGTGGACCTGCAAGACCTTCCTGCAGAAGATCCTGATTGAAATGGACATCCAGCCGGAGAAGACCGGCGCGGCCATGCTGGACCAGGTTGCCCAGCAACTGTCCGCCAGCAGCCGCCCGCTGATCATTGATGAAGCCGACTATGCCGCCGACAAGCCGCGCCTGGTGCAGCTGATCCGCGACATCCATGACAACAGCTACAAGGCCAGCATCATCCTGGTGGGCGAAGAAGCCTTGCCGCAAAAGCTGGCCAAGTGGGAACGCTTCCACTCCCGCGTGCTGGACTGGGTGCCTGCCCAGCCGGTCAGCCTGGACGATGCCCGCAAGCTGGTGCCGATCTACAGCGAGGACATGCCGGTGGCTGATGACCTGCTGCAGCTGCTGGTCGACGAGGCACGCGGCTCCGTCCGCCGTGTCGGCAACAACCTCAACCTGATCCGCGAAGAAGGCCTGTCCGAGGGCTGGGATGTTGCCACCCTGGCCAACTGGGGCAACCGCGCCCTGTACACCGGCAAAGCTCCGACCCGGAGGCTGCCGTAATGACCGAAACCCGTCGCAAAGTTCCTGGCCGCCGCCCGGCCCATCTGGAGATGTCCGGTGGTAAGCCGAAGCGCCAACGCGTCTGGGAAGCCATCCGCAAGCTGCAGGAATTCAACCTTATCGACTGCGCACACAAGGCTGATGTGGATATGGATACCACCAAGACCTATCTGCAGACGCTGGAACGTGCCGGTTTTATTGAGGACGTGTCTGGCAAGCGTGGTGGCCACGATGAAAAGCGGTGGCAGCTGGCCCGCGATATCGGGATGGAAGCCCCGCGCCTGACCAAGGAGGGCAAGCCTGTCACCCAGGGTATGGGCACCACCAATATGTGGCGCGTGATGCGCCTGGCCAAGGGGGATTTTGACTATCTGGAGATTGCCCGCTCGGCCTCTACCCCGGAACACCAGGTCAAGCCGGAAACCGCCCGCAGCTACCTGAAGGCGCTGCACGCTGCTGGATACCTGGACATGGTTGTGCCCCCACAGCCCAAGCCGGCCATGAAAGGGGGGAAAAGCCCGGCCCGCTGGCGCTTGCTTCCCTACAACCGGATCAACAGCAAAAAGCCCGGCCCGCGCGCGCCGATGATCCAGCGGCTGAAGCGTGTTTTTGACCCGAACTGGGCCGAAGTGGTGTTCCAGGAGGAAGCCGACGATGAGTGATTTGCTTGAAGTTTTGCGCCAGGCCGTTGAGCAGCAAGGCCAGGCGGCCGTAGCCAAAACCCTTGGCTACTCCCGCAGCACCATCAGCCTGGTGCTGGCCGGGAAATACACCGGCCGCACTGAGCTGGTCCTGGCAAAGGTGAAGGAAGAACTGGGCAAGGTCACCTGCCCGTACACGGGGGATTCGATTGCGCTGACGGTGTGCAAGACGATGGCCACCAGCAAGGCCCCCACCCACAACCGCGTGAAGATGGCGCATTGGCAGGCCTGCCGCCAGTGCCCGGTTAACTGCAGCAAAGGAGAGTGACATGCAACAACCCGCCGCACCGCAGCGCCCTGTGCCTGCATTCCTGCCCATCAATGCCCTGATGCTGCAGGCCGTGAAAAAAGTGGAAGTGGTGATCCAGGAGCTGGGCCGTCGCGGCTTTGCCGTGGTCGGCATCGACATGAGCACCCCGTCACGCCCCACTGTCCAGATCCAGACCAGCGCCCGCTGCGCCCAGCTGATTGAGTCGGGCCAAGCTGCTTACTACGGGTTTGGCCTCGGCCAGATTGGCCACTTTCGCGAAGGCCAATTCTGCCTGGATGGCTGCCGTGTGGTTTGGACCGAAAACGCTAACTGATGAATGACCAGGAGAACGACATGACCGAGAAAACCGTAAACCGTGACTACCGTGTAATGCGCCGCAAGCTGGGCTTGAGTCAAGCCGATTTCTGGACCGCCGTCCGCGTGACCCAATCTGGTGGCTCTCGCTACGAAAGCGGCCGCCAGGCTCCGGCCAACGTCGACGAAATGGTGCGCCTGCGCCATGAACTGGGGATTGATACCGCCTTGATCACCCCGGAAAACGCCGACCTGATCCGCGCCATCCTTGCCGGAACGCTCGATAGCAAGCTGATGCTGCAAAGCGCTGACCGCTGCCGTGAGCTGCTGATCCACCTGGGCAATGGCGCTGTGGGTCTGACCGAGCTGGCCTACTCGGTTTCCAACCTGGTAAGCGGCCATCAGGAGACCACCCATGCTCCCCTTTGAGGCCAAGAAGAAGGTGATCGAAGCCCTGGAAGCCGGTGCCGCCTCTTTCGGCACCCTGGTCGAGAAAACCGGGCTGGAGCGTAAGGACATCCAGGAAAGCCTGGACCGCCTGGAACAGATCGGGGTGTCGAACTCCACTTTGGTTGGCAGCGTGGTGATGTATCACCTGTGCAGCCAGGTGAATCGCGAGCGGGCCGTTGAGATGGTCAATGCAAGCCCTTCGGAGGAAGTCCAGTCAGTGTCGGACCAAGTCCGTGATCTGCTGATCAAGGCCGGTGATGCAGGTATTGGCCCCGCTGAGATTGAGGTGCAAGGCAGCAGGAACGCCAAATACACCGCTCTGCAGTATTGGAAGAGAAAAGGCCTGGCCAGGCTGGAGGACAAGCGCTGGTACTGGGTAAAGCCAGTGGTGTCGGTTGCTGATGATGACAAAACCGCGCCAATCGACATCCCGGTAAAGCTGAAGGACGGCGCAGAGGTGGTTGGCCGCATCCGCCCCCCGGCTCAAGAAAAGCTGAAGGTAACCGCCGATGCCGACAACAGCCCGGTGGAGCAAGCGACCCGTAAGCGACTGGTCCTGATTGAGCCGGTCTCGGCCCGTCTGGAAATGGGCGGCTTGTTCACCATCATCGGCTATGGCCAGGAAATGCTGGTCGACCCAGCAAATGCCCTGGAGCTTGGGTCTTTCTTGGTCAAGACAGCGCAGGCCATGCAAGCCCGATGACTGAGCTGGATGAAGCAACCAAGGCCAAGCTCCGGGCAGAAGCGGCACGGCTGGTGAGTATGGGAATGGCGGCAGATAAGGCCCGGCGGATTGTGTGGGATGACTACCTGGAAGAGTTGGCCGCTTATGCAGCCGCCCAGCCGGTAGCCCCACCACCGGAGCCGGAACCAGCCCCGGAGGATGAAACACCACCCTCAGCACCGCCAGTCCCTGCTCCAGTCCTTCCCGGCCCGGAGCCACCGGCAAGACACAGTCGGTTTTGGGATGCAAAGGAAGAACCCCGGCTGACACCGGAATGGCTTGAGCGAAACCGGCAGCAGCTGGCGCAAGTAAAACGAATTGTTGGAATGAGGAACAGGTAATGCAAAACGCAACGCAAAACACCCCGAACGGCTACCGCAAGGATGCCAAGGGCCGTTTGATCCCGGTTGAGTCGATCAAGGAAATCGACATGGCCAGGGACTCCCTGGTGATGGAAATCATCAACAAGGCCCTGGACGTCAACAAGATGCTGGCCCAGTTCAAGGCCACGGTCTTTGCTGACATCCAGGCATTCATTGAACTGTCCGGTGAGCGCTACGGGGCCAAGGTCGGCGGTGCAAAGGGCAATGTGTCGCTGACCACGTTTGATGGCCGCTACATGATCAAGCGCGCTGTCAGCGATACGCTCACCTTCGATGAAGGTCTGCAGGCCGCCAAGGCCCTGATTGACGAGTGCGTGCATGAGTGGACCGAAGGTGCCCGCAGCGAGATCCGCGCCCTGATCAATGACGCATTCAATGTGGACAAGGAAGGAAAGATTTCCACCGGCCGCATCCTCAGCCTGCGCCGCCTCGAAATCCAGGACGAGAAGTGGCAGCGGGCCATGAATGCCCTCAGCGAATCGGTCCGGGTCCAGTGCTCCAAGTCCTATATCCGCGTGTACGAGCGCATTGGCGATACCGACCAGTACCAGCCCATCCCTCTTGATATGGCGGGAGTGTGATGTGGGGATTCTCAGGGTGGTCATTGAGATAGAGGAAACGGGAAGCCGAGCGAATAAGACTCTTGTGAGTTGCAAAACCTATCTGGAAGAAACAGGCAACACAAACAAGAGAACTATGCGACTTGGTGAGCTGCTTCATATCCAGGCGCAGATGAACCTGAAGGCAGCAGTAACGACGATCAATGAACAGCCGGACCCATAACCCATGCGAAACCGCCCGCAAGGGCGGTCTGCCAGGCGTGGTTGCCTGGTACTGATGAGCAGCCAAAGGACAGCAATGCAAACTTTCGACCCCGCAGTAATTGAGTTCACCAAACAGCTTCAGGACTGGCATGCCTCCCGTGTCGCCAATCTGCAGCTCATCCTGGATCACCCGGAGTCCACTCTCAAGCTCGGTGATGCTGAGATCAAGGGAGACAGTGATATCGCCAAGGGCATCCGGGCAGGTGTGCGTATTGCCATGGATCAACTGGGAAAACTCCCCTTCAGCGTTACGCCCTGCACGGATGAAGAGGAGGAAGACTGATGGATCAGCAAACCGCGATGAAACTGACCAAAGAACAAAAGCAGGAATTGATTAACAAGCTGACTAGCCCGTGGGGCCGGGTAAGCCTCCTATGTGATGGCCACAAAGTGGATCTGGTCGTGAAGCTTTGCAAGGGAATGCGCTATCGCATAGCTACATATGTGGATGGTCGCTGGGAGGGTAAGTGGGTATCAGGTAAGGAGGCGTATCCCGAGCAGAAATTCTTGAACAAGCAAGTCCGTCCAGCTTGCCCAAAGAAAGATAAAGCAGCGATGGAGAAGGCAGTAGGCAAGCGCTACTTCAAAAAAATGTGTGCTGAAGAACGCTACTGGACCGCGACCATCACGCTTTATGACATTACCTGGGCAAGTGGCCGAACCGCCATTAACCATCTGTGCAAGGTCTGCGACTCCATCCAGATCGCCCCCGCAGAGGCCACTGCTTAGAACCCGGTGTCGAGCCTGCATTAACAGGCTCCGCAACGTGTTTTAACCCTCAATGCAGCCGTGACCGGCCAGCCCCGATCAACTAGCGGGTGCCGTCCTCTGATAAAGCCGGCATGGCCGGTCACGCGTGCATTGAGTTTGACCAGGAGAAGAACAATGACAGACAGACGCAAGGCGATGATCGCAAAGATCAAGATCGCCCAGCAGCAGCTGCAGATGGCTGATGACAGCTACCGCGCCATGCTGGCACGCCTGGCCGACGGCAAAACCAGCAGCACCAAGCTGACCCTGCAGCAGCTGGATGACGTGCTGGCCGAAATGAAGCGCCTAGGCTTTATGCAAAAGCCCGCGCAAAAACATGGCCGCCGGCCGCAGCCGAAGGATACCCGCGAGACCCTGATGGCCAAGATTGAGGCCCAGCTGGCCACCGCTGGCAGGTCGTGGGAATACGCCCAGGGAATGGCAAAGCGCATGTATCGAATCGAAAAGCTGGAATGGCTGGACTACGAGCAGCTGCATGGGGTGATGGTCGCCCTTGTCTATGACGCAAAACGCAACGGGAGACCTGCATGAACCGCAATGACCACGAAATGGCAATGGCCCGTGCTGCACACCTGCTGCCTGACAATGCGCGCCAGCTCGTTGAGATGCTGACGCTGGCTACAACGCTGAAGCTGGTAGATGCCTACGGTGGTACACACTTCCCGATCCCGAAGACGGCTCGGCAGGAGGGACAGTATTTTGCTGCACTGGCCGAAGCGGTAGGGGTCGATGCAGCGACCAAGTTGGTCAAGCGCTACGGCAATACCAGGCTGTATGTGCCAAAGTGCGCAGCTGCGCTGCGCGCCCTGCGTGATGCCAGCATCCGTGCTGACTATGACATGTCGTGCAGTGAGTTGGGGCATAATGCCACTGTCAATAATGTGTTGGTGCCGAAATACAAACTGTGTGATCGCAGGATTGAAGAGATTTTGGCCAAGGCAGATGACCTGTTGCCAGTCGCGACTCAAGGAAGTCTCTTTTAGAGTCGCTCTCACTGTGAATGAAAAAGCCCCGCTGAGCGGGGCTTTTTCATTCCTGTTAGGCTGAGAGTCTGAGCATGCAAACACTTTTCTACTTAAAAACTTGAAAAGTAGAAAACTTCAATGTATCATCCGATTTGTTGCCATGTAACCATCGTTGCTGAGTAACACATAAATTTGAAAAATCTAAATGGTCTGCCCTTTCATGGAAGCATCGCAGTACGGACGTGAATGGCTGCAGGGGAAAATGTTGTTTTATTGTTTGGAGTGTCAACTATGAAGATAACCAAGTTTGGACAGGAGGTTCGCCAAGCTCGGGGACAGGTCAAGAAGACTCTCATGGCTATGGCGAACGATCTGGGTACGTCTCCGGCGTTCCTCAGTGCTATGGAAACGGGGCGAAACAAGATCCCCGCTCCCTGGGTTGAGAAGATTGATAAATACTTTAAAGACTTGGGTGTGCCTATTGAAAACCTCTCGAAGTATGCAGATGCAGCCAACGAGAATGTATCTATCAGTGGCTTGCCCTTACAGCATCAGTTACTTGTATCCGGCTTTGCAAAGTCTGATTTTTCACAGGAAGATCTGCAAAGGATTCGTGAATTTTTCGAGAATTTGTACGCCAACAGATAAGGAAAAAAATGGATGATAAGCGAGCAATGTGGTGAATTTTCTGAGCAGTATTTTCTGCGCGGGCAGCGAGTCGCCCCAGTGAACCAATCTGATATTGAGTTCTATGCCAGGAGGCTCTGCAAACTGTTGCAGCTCAATAGCAAAAAGCACATATCTGTTCTTGAGGCGATTGAGAATCTACGTGCCCATCATGGCATTCCGTTAGATTTAGACCCAATCGAAGATGAAAAATGGGAGTTGTATGGAATTGCAGAGGCACTTTGCGAGCCATCCACAATGACCATTGTTATGCCGAACACACTATATGTGCGGATGGCAGAGAACGATCCGGAAGCCTTGTTCGTTTTGTTCCATGAGCTTGGGCACATCTTCTTAAGTCACAAGCCAGTACTGCACTTTAAACGTGATACGGCAGCTGTTCAGGAGGAAGATTCAGAATGGCAAGCAGACGTATTTGCAACAGCAGCTTTGCAAGCAATTTTCCCGAAGGGGCTGCCGAAGCAGTTGAACTTGTTCTAAAGAACAGAGGCTTACCATGCGCCAACATGGCAAGCCCCTTTAGGTGCTAGCAGTACCGCCAAGTACAGCTAGACAAGACTGTTTTCCATCCGCAGTCTGCAATGTTGTGTAATACAAGTAGCCTTGGAATTATACATAGAGAACACAGCATTGTCCAAGAAACAAGTGATGGCAACCCAAGTCTATTGGAGAAAAGCCATGACTTATGAAGACGAACGCGGAACGTTCATCTTGCGCTGGACACGCCATGTGAATGGTCAGTTGATCCGAGCCAAGGTCAAGCCGTTCAAGATTTACATCAGTAAGAAGTAAATCACGGACCCCCACCACAGTAGCTGGATGGGGGTCTTGTCTTATCCTTGTTCCGCACCCGATGTGGATTACCGAACCCCTTCCCAATCTGTCTACCTCCCGACTTTCCCTACGATTGGCCTCATGTCTCGCATGAGGAAAAATCGTGTCCCGTACCATCAATCTGATTGTCATTCACTGTGCCGCTAGCCCCAACGGCAAAGTACTCGGTTCCGCGTCCAAGTCGGCTGCAGCCGTCATTGACCAGTGGCATGCCCAGCGCGGTTTTCACCGCCAGCCGGCTGCCATTGCCGCCTATAACCCCGATCTCAAGGCCATCGGCTACCACTTCGTCCTAGACGTGGATGGCAGCAAGTCCACCGGCCGCGCCCTGGATGAAATCGGCGCGCATGTGGCTGGCCACAATGCCAACTCCATCGGTATCTGCATGGTGGGGACTGACCAGTACAGCACCGCGCAGTGGGGTGCGCTGACCAGTCTGGTGAAATCGCTGCTAGCCAAGTATCCGGGTGTGCCCGTGGTTGGCCACCGCGATCGGTCTCCCGACCTGAATGGTGACGGGACGATTGAACCCAGCGAATGGACCAAGACCTGCCCTGGCTTCACCGTTGCAGACTGGCTGGCTGCCGGCATGAAGCCACAGGCCAAGAACGTCCTTGCCAGCTAATGCACCGGCCGCTCATTTACCTGTTGCTGCATGCACTGGCAGCCCACCATCAGCCGCCGTTTTCCTGGCGGTTGCTGGGGCACCAGGCTGCACCGGTAGGCCATCGTGGTCCTAGTGGTGTGGCCAAGGCCCGGCGCGCAGCAGTCAAGAGAAGGAACCTCCGTCGTGCAACTCGCTGACATCCTCACCAACCCGGTTACCCAGCGTCTGTCGCAGAGCAAATTCTGCATCGCGGTCGCCCTGGTGGCCACCACCTTTGCCTTGGTCTGGGAGGTGGTGCATGGCCGCGCCACGGAATGGCTGTATGGCCTCTATCTGGCCGCTTGGGTAACGCATGCCCAGGCCAGCAAGCGGGCAGCCATTGCCCGTGATGCCTTGCCCACTCCGGCAGCAGGAGACACGCCATGAATCTGTCTGTCCCGCTTATCCCTGCATGGGCAAAGGCACTAGCCATCGGGGCTGGCTTGGCTTTCATTACCTACCAGGTGCATCACCTCGGCTATGAGGTCGGGGCCGCCGACCAGAACAAGACGGATGAAAAAGTCCGTCTTGGCCTGGTCGCTGACTACGAAAAGCAGCTGGGCAAGTTCAAGGACCAATGGGCCGCTGAGCTGGCCACGGCCCTGCGCGACAAGCAAGCCTTGGAGCAGCAGGCCAACCAGGTTGGTGCTGCCCTGCTGGATACCCGCGCCCAGCTCGCCCGCACCCAGCAGCAACTGAAACAGGAGATTCCCCATGTCGTACAAGCTGATGGTCCTCGCTGGACTGGTATTGGCCCTGCAAGCCTGCGCCTCTATTCCCAAAACCTCGGCTACCCCGCCAGCGCAGGTTATTCGGGTCTGCCCGCAGCCAACCCCGGAGATGCTGCAAAAGCCGATCAAGCCAGCAGCGCCAGCTCCGGGCTATCTCCCACAGACCTCCTGATGCACTCGGCGGATTACGGCCAGTGGTGCCAGAAGCTGGAGCAGCAGCTGGATGCCTTCATCACTCTGCATACCAAGGACGCGCCATGAATAAAGAGAACAGCAATTTTCACGACTGGTATGAGGCACTGAAGTCTTATGCCCGGAAAAAAGGCGGTAGCGCGGCCGATGTGGATGCCTGGCGTGAAGACTATGAAGCCGGAAAGTCTGTTGAACAGGCCTGGTTTGACGCGTGGGGTGAGTAATGACCGATCTGACCATCCAAAACGAGCAAGGCCAGTTGATGGAGTCGCTGGAAATAAAGGGCGCAGCACTGGCGGCTGTTGTCGGCCAGATCGCCCGCCTTGGTGGTGATGCGGAGTGTGCAAAAGAGGCTGCAAAACGGCTGTCTGAAGCACTGTACTGGGCAGATCGAGCGATGGGGGTCTTTGATGGATCCGTTTGATCGTGCCCAGAAGCTAGAGCTGGACGAGCGCGAAGGCCACATTGCTGCACGCCAGGCACTGGTGCCGCATGGCCCGCCAGCCAGTCATTGCATCGACTGTGGGGGCGAAATTCCTCAAGAACGCCAGGCTGCGGCACCAGGCCTACGTTGCACGCGTTGTCAGAGCGCCGTTGAGCGCCGAGGGGGAAGCCGGTGACGGTCACTGTTGAATTTTGGTACCTGGTCGGCCTGCTGTTGGGCTTCCTGGGTGTGGTGTTCACCTTCGGTAAGTTGCTGCTGGGCGAGATTGAAAAGCGCCTAGACCAGCGCTTTCAGACCATTGATGCCGCTAACAAGGCCGCAGAGCTGCGCCTGGATCAGCGCTTCCAGGCGATTGATGAAGCCAACAAAGATGCTAGCAAACACTGGGACACCCGCTTTGCCGAGCTGATGGATCAGAACCGGCGCGAGGCCGATGGCTGGCAGCGCATCGAAAAAGACTTCCTGCGCTTCCAGGCTGAACTGCCGTTGCAGTACGTGCGCCGGGAAGACTACGTCCGCAACCAGACCGTGATCGAGGCCAAGCTGGATAGCCTCGCCCTCAAAATCGAAAACGTCCAATTGAAAGGACAGCAGCAATGAATATTGATACCGCCAAAGTACGCCGCGAGAGCATCCGCTGGTATCTGGTGCTGGCCACCTATAACGCTCGGCCCAATGAGATCACTGAGGATGTGATCCAGCAGACCATGCGCGCCATCATTCCGGATGTGTCTCCGCTGGAGGTCCGCAAGGAGCTGGACTATCTGGAAGACCGCGCCATGGTGAAACTGCGCAAGGAACCATCCGGCCGCTGGTGGGCGGACATCACCCGCTATGGCGTAGACCTGGCTGAGTACACCATCGACTGCCAGCCAGGTATCGCCCGTCCCGAAAAGTACTGGGATAAATAAGATGGCCGCACGCAACAGCGTTTCCATGTTGCCAGCCGAGGTGCGTACCTGGCTGGACCAGTCTCTGGTCGACGGCAACTTCAGTGGCTACCAGGCACTGGAGGAGCTGCTGCGCGACAAGGGCTACAGCATCAGCAAGTCGGCAATCCACCGCTATGGCCAGAAGATCGAACGCCGCTTTGCTGCGATCCGCGCCAGTACCGAAGAGGCCAAGCTGCTGACCCAGGGCGCATCGGATGACACGGACACCCGCTCTGAAGCCTTGCTCGCCCTAGTACAAACTCAGTTGTTCGAGTCCATTGTTGATCTGCAGGAAGCGGGTGATGAGGGTGTCTCTAATGAAGACCGAATCAGCCTGCTTTCCAAGGTGGCCAAGAACATCGCCACCTTGAGCCGGGCCAGCAACAGCCAGAAGAAATTCCGCTTGGAAGAGCAAGCGCGCATCGAGGAGAAAGCACGCGAGTCCCTGCTGGCCGAGCAGGAGCAGAAGCTGGAAGAACTGCGCGGGTCGGATGGCATGAGCGAACAAATGGAAAGCAGCATCCGCCGCATCCTGCTGGGTAAAGAGTGATGACTGAAACCGTACAGCAGCAAGCCCCATTAAAAGCCATGGGCAGCCCGCGCAAAATTAACCTGGCCGAGGAGTTGGAGCTGGCCGGGGTGGTGGTGCCGCAGGAAGTGGCCGAGGCCATCCCGGCCGAGCAGCCGGTATTTCTGCCCTACCAGCAGCGCTGGTTTGAGGACGAGTCCCAGATCATGATCGCGGAGAAGTCACGCCGGACGGGTCTGACCTGGGCAGAAGCTGGCCGCAACGTGGTAAAGGCTGCTCGGCCGCGCCGCCGTCAGGGCTGCAATACCTTCTATGTGGGCAGCAAAAAGGAAATGGCGCTGGAGTACATCGCTGCCTGCGCGCTGTTCGCCAAGGCCTTCAATGAGCTGGCCAAGGCTGATGTGTACGAGCAGACATTCTGGGATGAGGGTAAGCAGGAGGAAATCCTTTCCTACATGATCCGCTTCCCCAAGTCGGGTTTCAAAATCCAGGCACTGTCCAGCCGGCCGTCCAACCTGCGGGGCCTGCAGGGTGACGTGGTGATTGATGAGGCGGCATTCCATGAGTCCCTCGAGGAGCTGCTCAAGGCCGCGCTGGCCCTGACCATGTGGGGAAACAAGGTGCGGCTGATCAGCACCCATAACGGGGTCGAGAACCTGTTCAATGAGTTGATCCTGGAAGCCCGCGCCGGCAAGCGTGACTACAGCATCCACCGCATCACGCTGGACGATGCCATTGCCGATGGCCTGTACCAGCGCATCTGCTACGTCACCAATAAAGAATGGTCGGCCGAGGCCGAGGCAAAGTGGCGTGCCGATCTGTACAAGAATGCCCCGAACCCCGAGTCGGCCGACGAAGAGTACGGCTGCGTCCCCAAGAACAGTGGCGGCAACTGGCTCAGCAGTATGCTGATTGAAAAGCGGATGTCTGCCGACACCCCGGTGCTGCGCTATGAGTGCCCGCTGGGCTTTGAACTGGAACCGGACCATGTCCGCGCCAGCCACTGCCAGGACTGGATTGACTCGGTGCTGCAGCCGGAGCTGGATAAGCTGCCACGTGGTGTCCGCAGCTTTGACGGCGAGGACTTTGCCCGTAGCGGTGACTTGTCGGTCCACGTCCCGCTGATTGAAATGCAGAACCTGGTCAAGCGCGTGCCCTTCATCCTGGAGATGCGCAATGTGCCTTTCCGCCAGCAAGAGCAAATCACCTTCCACCTGCTGGATAACCTGCCGGGCTTTGCCGGTGGTGCATTCGATGCACGGGGTAATGGCCAGTATCTGGCCGAGGTGGCCATGCAGCGCTACGGGGCGGATCGCATCCACCAGGTGATGCTGTCGGAAAGCTGGTACCGCGAACACATGCCCCCGGTCAAAGCCGCCTTGGAAGACGGTGACCTGGAGGGACTGCCGAAGGACAAGGATGTGCTGGCCGACATGCGCGCCGTGCAGATCATCAAGGGGGTACCGCGCATCCCGGACACCCGCACTACCGGTGAAGACAAGGGCAAGCGCCACGGTGATGTAGCGGTCGGAGTCGCGCTGGCCGTCTATGCGTCCCGCGTGATTGATGCAGCGCCGCTGGCCACCAGGGGCTACAAGTCCATCCCACGCGGGAGCATGGCCATGTCGGCCCGATTCGGGCGCGGTACCTGGTAACGATACGGAGTGCAAAACATGCTGCAAATTGTGGATCACAACGGGCAGCCGATTAATACCGGCCTGCTCAAAACAACTATCGCCACCCCGACCACCACCGGGGTGCGTCAAATCATCGCCTCAGCGAGTCATGGGCTGGACCCGGAGCTGCTGGGCCACATGCTGCGCCAGGCAGTGAATGGGGATGCCAGTGCCTACCTGCGCCTGGCCGAGGACATGGAAGAGAAGTACCTGCATTACGGCTCGGAACTGTCGACCCGTAAGCGCGCCCTGGTTGGCCTGGAGCTGTACGTGGAGCCGGCCGGCGATGATACCGTCAGCCAGCGGGCTGCCGAGCTGGTGGAGCAGGCCCTGGCCCCGATCAAAGAAAACCTGTTCGATATCCTGGACGCCATCGGTAAGGGTTTCAGCGTCCATGAGATCGACTGGGAAACCAGCGCCAAGCAGTGGATGCCGGTCGGTCTGTCCTACCTGCAGCCCTACTGGTTGCAGATCCGGCGCGAGGAGCCGGAAACTCTCTACCTGCGCTCGGATACCAATATCTATGGTGAGGCGCTGGCCCCTTACAAATTCATCACCCACAAGGTCAAGGCCAAGTCGGGCGTGCTGATCCGGGGCGGCCTGGCGCGCATGGCCTGCTGGGCTTTCCTGTTCAGCAATTACGCCATCAAGGACTGGGTCACGTTCGCAGAGGCATATGGCCAGCCGCTGCGGGTAGGCAAGTACGATGTATCCGCTACCCCGCAGGACATTGAAACCCTGCTGATGGCCCTGCGCAGCCTGGGGACGGATGCCGCAGCTGCCATCCCCAAGAACATGGAGATCGACTTTGTCGACGCCGGCAACAAGACGGCCTCGGTCGATATCTATGCCCGGCTGACGGAGTACTTCGACAAGCAGACCAGCAAAATCGTATTGGGCCAAACCTTGTCGACCAATACCGGTGGCGCGGATGGTGGCGGTGCCTATGCCCTGGGCAAGGTTCACAACGAGGTGCGGGAAGACATCCTGGACGCTGACGTCAAGCAGCTGGAGGCCACGCTATCCCGCGATTACGTCAAACCAGTGGTCGACCTCAATATGGGCGTGCAGTCGGCTTATCCCACCATCAAGCTGCGGATCAACAAGGCAGAGGACTTGGCCGCATTGGCTGGAGTGGTCGACACCCTGGTACGTGCCGGCCTGCCATTGGGTCAGGAATCGACCTATGAGCGTTTCGGCCTGGAACGCCCCAAGCCTGGCGAGGCGATTCTGGTGCCGGTCGATGCCCCGGCCCAGCAGGCGATGAATCGCTATCGTGCAATGAATGCCTTGCAGCCGGGCCAGACCGATCCGATGGCACCGCTCCTGGAACAGCTAACCAGCAAGACGACTGACCCGATGGACGCCATGCTGCAGGTGATTCGCCAGGCACTGGCCGACGCTCCGGATCTGGAGTCCTTCCAGGCATGGCTGACTGGTGCGTTTGGTGACCTGCCAACCACTGAGCTGCAGCGGGTGATGAATACTGCATTCAGCCTGGCTGAGTTGGCGGGCCGCTACGAGGTGAGCAATGGCCGATAATGCGGCACTGCTGAGTGCGATCTTCAAACAGCCTTGGCAACCACAGCTGGATTACTTTCGGCAGAAACTGAGCCTCTCCACAGAGCAGTGGACCGACATCATGAAGGCGCAGCATGACCGCTCCTTTGTAGTGGCCGGGGCCATGGCCAGCGACTTGCTGGAGGATCTGCGCCAGGCTGTGGGCAAGGCCATCGCCGGTGGCAGCACGCTGGCCGATTTCCGGCGAGACTTTGACCAGATCGTGGCTACCCACGGCTGGGACTTCAAGGGTGGTCGCAACTGGCGTACCCGCGTCATCTACCAGACCAATCTGCAGACCAGCTATGCCGCTGGACGCTACCAGCAACTGACCGACCCGGACATGCTGAAGGTGCGGCCGTACTGGCGCTATGTGCATTCCGACTCGGTACTGCGCCCCCGGCCGCAGCACCAGGCGTGGAGCGGGCTGATCCTGCGCGCCGACGATCCCTGGTGGAAAACCCATTACCCGCCCAATGGCTGGGGCTGCCAGTGCACGGTACGGGCCGTGTCGCTGCAGGAGCTGCGTGACAAGTACGGTAAGGACGGTGCGGATACTGCGCCGGTCATTCAGACCAGACGGGTTGAGCAGGATGATGGCAGCGTGGTCTATGTGCCCGATGGCATCGACTTCGGCTGGGACTACGCCCCTGGCCAGGCCTACGTCGGCAAGTTGCTCCTGGACAAGGCCGCGACCACCTCGGCCCGGATCGGTGCCGATGCCATCCAGAGTGCTGTCAACAATATCGACGCCCTGGACAAGATCATTCAGGAGCGCTGGCAGCCGTTGGTGCAGCAGATCTACCCGGACCCGGCCAATTACCGCCCGACAAAACAGCGTTTCCATATCGGTGCACTCTCGCCGCAACTGGTCGACTCCATTGAGCAGGCCACGGGTGAGTCGCTGGCCACGGCTGTGGTATCGGTCGATGACAGTGAAGTGAAGCATGCGCTGCGTGATACCGGGGCCAAGGCTGACAAGCGGATTGCCCTAGACGATGCTATGCAGACTGTCGTCGGAATGTGGGAGCCGGAGCGGGTTTATCAGCAAGTGAATAATGATCAGCCGGAGCCTGTTTACCTAGTCGTGTGGAAAGCCCAGGATGGCCAGCGCTATATGAAGGCGGTAATCAATGCAAATTACCGCGTGAAAGACAAAGATCAGACCGGAAAGCGGATACCCCTGCAGACCAATACGCTGACGACTTTGGGCTATGTGGATTTGCGGGATTTGAATAACCCGGCCATGTATCGGCGGATCATATGAGGAGAATAGCCGTGCAGGCAGGACGCCACCCCCTGCGTGTGCACGCCCCGTCCGCTGGGAGAGGCCAACGGGGGTTGCAGTACGTAATGCGATATTTCACGTACTTCTGCACGGCCAGTATTCATTATGAGTGACAACAGCTTCGAAATCCAAGTCATCAACGACAGTGTCGGCCAGGCACTGGGCCAACTGTTGGCCCAAGCCCACAACCTGCGGCCGGCACTGCTGGACTTTGCAGAGTGGGCCAAAGCCGAGACGGACCAGCGCTTTGCTGATCAGGCCGACTGGCATGGCCAGCCCTGGGCACCCAATGCCGAGCTGACGCTGGCCAACTATCTGCGCAACCATGGCGGCAGCAAGAACTTCAAGAAGGACGGCAAGCTGAGCGCTGCCGGCACCAGGCGGCTGGCCGCCAAGCGCATCCTGCAGGTGGACGGGACATTACGCCGGGCTGCATTCAGCTACGACGCCACAAGCGATAGCCTGCGCTTCGGCCCCTGGGGGAATGGCCTGGATGCCTATGCCGCCATCCAGAACTTTGGCGGCCAGGCTGGCCGTGGCCTGAAAGTCACCATTCCGATGCGTCAGTATCTGCCAGTGGATGTCGACGGCACCCTGGCCGATCCTGCAGAAGCCAAGTTGCTGGACATACTGGCCACCCATTTCCAGCAAACCTGACTTTCCCCATAAACCGCCCTTGGCGCATGCGCAGTGCAGGCAGACCGCCAAGGGCCGGTAGCAATGGGGTAAAACGCCGTCTACCCCCGTTAACGCGTGTTAATTCCTAACTCAGACTGCCTGCTGCCCGTTGCATCTGGTCAGTCTGCGCATTTACCGAACCCTTTCCCCCGTTTTTGTCCCCACCAGGCTGCGCACAATGCAGCCCATGAAGCTCATCCCCGAAGACGTTATCCGTGCCCTGAACAGCTTGCAGCCTGATGGCCTGCTGCGGGCTAGTTGCGCCGCCGCGTTCTCCATCGCCTTGGCGCTGGGTCCGAATGGTGAGCCACCCGAATGGTGCCAGGTCATTCCGGCCGGCACGTTCAAGGGCCGTGATGGCCGTGGACCATGGCATACCGACACCGCCGCCGTACTGGCTGACTTTGCGGCAAACCAAGCGAAGGGCATTGATCCGGTGGTCGACTACGACCACCTCACCATGGTGTGCCTGCAGACAGGCCAGAAGGCCGAGGCGGCCGGATGGATCAAGCAGCTGGAAATTAGGAATGGCGAGACCTGGGCACGCATTGAGTGGAATGCCGATGCCGCCCAGGTGATCACGGCCAAGAAATGGCGCTACCTGTCACCCGTCTTCGATTTTGATGCCAGCGGCCGCGTGGTCCGCTTGGTCGCCGTGGGGCTAACCAACCAACCCAACCTGTTTTTACGTGCCCTTAACTCACAGGAGAACCGCATGGACCCGATTGACCAGCTGCTGCAGCAGCTTGGCATCAGCATCAGCGATGCCATGGATGCAGCCGGCAAACTGTCTGCCGCCCTGAATGCCATCAAGACGCTGCAGGACGTCAGCAATTCGACCCAGACCGTCATGAATAGCCTGCGTCAGGCAACCGGTGCTGCTGCCGATGCGGACCTCAAGACGGTGGCCAACAGCATCATGACCGGCTTTGTCCCCAAGGCTGAGTACGAGCGTGTGGCCAATTCCCTGCAGCAGCTGCAGGCCGGCACCGCCGCCGCCGAGGTCGACAAGGTACTGGATGAGGCGATTGCGGCCGGCAAGATCACGCCGGCCAGTCGCAACTTCTACCAAGCCATGTGCAGTACCGACATGAAGGCCTTCCAGGACTTTGTGAAATCCGCCCCGGTTGTGGTGCAGGCCGGTACCGAAACCACCACGCGAGCCGCCAACAGCAAGCATGACAACCAGCAGGCTGGTGACAACCCGCTGATTGCCAACGCCAAGGCTCGCGCCGGCACCAAGTAACCCAACCCGGCCCCTGGCCAGAAAAGGAAAGTCATGGAATCCCTGACGATCAATCAGACCCTGCCGCCCCAGATCCCGCTGGTTGGTGAGCCGGACGAATGCGGTGAAACTCTTGTAGTCGGCCCGGCTGCACTGCCGGCCGGCACCATCCTCGGTGTGGCCACGCTGGATGATGAGCTGGCCGTGCCCTGGCATGCCGGTGATGACCCGCTAGCGTTTGTGCTGGGCGTGACCCGCCACGCACTGCCGGCAGCCGATGCCGGTGTCACTTCCCGCGAGGTGGCCACGGTGGCCGGTGATTGCCTGGTGGCGCTGGATACGCTGCCTGAACTGCAGGCCGCGCAAACCTCTTCCGCCGCCCACTACCGCCACGTTTACCGCCAGCTGTCGGCCCGTGGCATCCGCATCACCGAGCGTGCCGGCGACTAAGCGTCACCAGCCGCCACGACCTCAAGCAAAGGAAAACTGAGCCATGCCTCAATCTATCGCTGATCTGTTGAACGATCCCGCGTTCTCCATCGCAAGTCTGACCGAATCGATCAAGCTGCTGCCGAACACCTATTCCAAGGTCGGCCAGTCCGGCATCTTTGTACGCAAGGGCGTAAATGCCCGCACCGTCGCGCTGGAATATGCCGGTGGCCGATTTCACCTGCTGTCCAACCAGGACGTGGGTAGTCCGGGCCAGCGCACCAAGCGTGACAAGAAGAACGTGCGGTTCTTCGGGGTGCCGCACATCCCGCACGATGACACCATTCTGGCGGCCGAGATAATCGGCTCCCGTGCCTTTGGCAGCAACGACACCCTGACGGTGGCCGATGTGGCCAATGTGGTGAACAACCATCTGCAGGACATGAAGGTCCGCCACGACCTGACCCAGGAATGGATGATGCTGGGTGCCATCAAGGGCAAGATTCTGGATGGTGACGGTGAGCTGATGTACGACCTGTACAAGGAATTCGGCATCCAGAAGAAGGTGATCGAATTCAAGCTATCTGACCCGGCCTTCAATGTGAAACAGGCATGCATGAACGTGTGCCGTCACATTGAAAAGAACCTGCTGGGTGATGTTTCCACCGGGGTCAAGTCTTGGGTGGATGCCGACTTCATGGATGCACTGACCGTCCACCCGAACGTAGAAAAGGCATTCCAGGGCTGGGCAGCTGCACAGGAAAATATCGGCGGTGATGTGCGCAACGGCTTCAAGTTTGGTGGCGTGACCTTTGAAGAGTACACCGGAGAAGTACCGACTGCGGACGGCAAGAGCACCGTATCCCTGATTAGCGCAGGGGCTGGCCATGCCATTCCGCTGGGTACCCGTCAGACCTTCCTGATGTATGACGCGCCGGGTGATTTCATGGAAGCCGTCGGTACCCTGGGCCAGCCCTACTACGCCAAGATCAAGAACACCGATTTTGACCGTGGTGTGGATGTCCATACCCAGTCCAATCCGCTGCCGCTGTGCGCTCGTCCGGGCGTGCTGGTGGAGTTGAAACTGACCTGATAACGCCATAAGGCGATAGAGAGACAGCGACCGGGTGGGTGCTACTAACACCTGCCCGGACAGCTGACCGCAGGTATGAGCTGCAGGCCAACCCGAGGCTGCCACTTTCAGCGCTGAAAGCCCGGCAATTCTAACGGGTTTTAACGACCTTGCAGAGACATGAACACCGATATCCGTTGTGGCCATTGCGGCCGGAAAATGGCCGAAGGCCAGTACATTACCCTCAGTATCAAGTGCCCGCGCTGCCGGACACTCAATCACTTCAAGGCCACGAGCCACCCACCAGCGCACCAGGGCGTGCCAAACAGGACATCGCCTGATGCAAACCCTTCCGATCATTCCCTGGATAGGCGGTAAACGCCGCCTGGCCAAACACATTCTGCCGCTGTTCCCGGAGCATACCTGCTACGTGGAACCATTCTGCGGGGCAGCGGCCCTGTACTTCATGAAGAAGCCCGCCAAGGTCGAGGTGTTGAACGACATCTCGGGCGAGCTGGTGAATCTCTACCGGGTGGTGCAACACCACCTGGAAGAGTTTGTACGCCAGTTCAAGTGGGCACTGATTTCGCGGGAAATGTACAAGTGGCTGCAGATCACGCCGGAGGTCATCCTCACGGATATCCAGCGGGCAGCCCGCTTTTACTACCTGCAGAAGATGGCCTTTGGCGGCAAGGTCAGTGGCCAGACTTTCGGTACCGCCACCACCAGTCCGCCCCGGATGAATCTGCTACGCATCGAGGAGGAGCTGTCGGCCGCACACTTGCGCCTGGCCCGGACCTACGTTGAGCACCTGGACTGGAAAACCTGCATCCAGAAGTACGACCGCCCCCACACCCTGTTCTATGCAGATCCGCCGTACTGGCAGACGGAGGGCTATGGCGTGCCATTCCAATTTGAAGAGTACCAAGCACTGGCTGAGTTAATGCGCAGCTGCAAAGGCAAGGTGATCTTGAGCATCAACGACCACCCGGATATTCGTGACGTGTTTGCCGGGTTCAGAATGGAGCAGGTGACCATCCAGTACAGCGTCAACCAGAACAAGGGGAAGGGGAAGACCAGCGCAGAACTGATCATCTGTAACTGGTAGATGCCTTGAACCATGGTCAATTCCAGCCATGCCTTTGGCATGATAGGATTATTCATGTCAATTAATCATGCTGGAGCAGGCGATGGGAAAAGCGATTATCCGGGAGGGTGATCCAACATCACACGGCGGTACGGTGCTGGAAGCGTTTCCTCACCTATCCGTCTATGGAAAAAATGCAGCCGGTGTCGGCCACAAAGGCCATTGTCCTCAATGCAAGCGGGACTTTGTCATTGTAGCTGGCGCTGCGAATGTGACTTACTTCGGCAAAAACGTTGCTGTTGAAGGTATGCAGACATCTTGTGGTGCAATCCTGATTGCAACCCAGCATCAGGCGACTATCGATGTTGTTCCTGGTGGGCAGGCGGTGATGGCAGGTTCTCTGATGGCATCCGTACTGCAGAAGGCCGCAACCCCCACACCGTCATTTGATGAACAAATCAAATTCGTCCTTCCCAATAATAGCGCTTTGGCGAATACCGCTTACACATTGACGCTGGCAGATGGCTCCACCATCGAGGGCTCTACTGATGCGGAGGGAAAAACGCAGCGGATCGAAACAGACAGTGAGCAAGATATTGTCAGCGCCGAATTTTATCCGGACATGTTTTATGGCTGTGACTGTGCAGCCGACCACATGTGCGAGGCCGGTGGGCGTGCGCCAGCCCCCGCGATGAAGGTCGAGTTAAAAGGCATTAAGACCAACTCGCAAGCGATTGGGTCATCGGTGGTCAATCACACCCTGCCCGTGCCTGATGTGCGGCCAATGACGGCAGGTGAGATCGCGATGGCGAAGACAGTCTTTAAAGACGCCATCGACTATAGCTTGGTCAAAATCCATAAAGGCGGTCTCTTTGGCCAGCCGGATCGATCTGGAAATGCCATGACTCCCAAGGGAGAGATTCACTTTCCTTCAGATAGCTTCAAACCAGACTTCTCTAGTCCGGACCTGGATGCTGCTATTGCGGTCTGGTTCATTCATGAGCTGGGTCATGTCTGGCAATATCAGCTCGGGTACTCGGTTGTCTGGGGGGGGGTAAAAATTGGAAGTAGAGGCGGATATTCCGATGACGGCGTAAAGCACAAACCAGCTCCAGCATATCGATACAACCTCGACGGAGAAGACAGAGGAAAGACGTTGCCAGACTTCAATATGGAACAGCAAGCAGAACTGATATCACACTACTTCGGCGCGATAACGCTAGGGATGGGAGAATATACGATCATCCTTTCCTCGCTTCGGCTGGCCTTAAGGGGCTTTATAGCGAATCCGAAGAATCGGGCTCTGCTGCCGACGACTACCAAAGTGGAGCCAACACCGTGAGTCTGTCCAAAATCGCGATTGCATTTTCTCTATCCTTGGCGACTACACTATCTATCGCGATGTCTAAGCCGTATGACGCCACTGTGGGTGCTGTCATTAAGGATGGGATGCCATGCTTTTTTTCATTATCACCTTTGGATGTACCAGCATATCTGCAGGGGCACGGAGTATCTATGCGCATGTATAGCGAGTCTGGCAACGGCTCCGGAGCCTTGTGGAGCGTTTGGTTCCGCAAGTGGCAAAAGACTCTTCCGACAACTGCAGCGACGTGCGTGGTCTATGGTATTAAATCACCTGATAACAACCAGCAACCTGCAAAAACTCTTCCCGTCGACGCACCTCTATCATTCTCATTTGGTGGCGAATGGGGACGTCAAAATGTTGAGTTCTGTATCCGCAAGGATGAGAAGGGGCGGCGCTACTTGTCTGGTGTAAAACGACATGATGGCATTGCAGAATGCACAGAGACTCAATTACGGAACACGGAAGAATAAAACTTCCAAGCCATGTTCACCAAGGAGTCACACAATGCACTGCAAGATGCAGTCAACTAGGGCGAATACCTGCATGCTGTACAAGTCGGTGATTGAGGCCGTCACCAGTACCAAATAGCCGCTTGGGGGCATCATGGAATTTCATCCCGTCGTTGAGCAATTCCGCGCCCAAGCCGAGATCCTGGACGCAACACAAAGCACCAAGTCTATCGATGAAGCTACGATACAGCTGGCGATCTGGATGGATTTGAATGCAGACCGCTTGTCGGTAGATGACATGGCGCTCCTGACTGCAGTCGGTGGCATCCTGTTCCGTGAGGGCCTAAATCGCCGCTTCCAGAAACAGTTTGGCGATCCTGAGAGATAGCTGTCTACCGAACCCTTTCCTACCTTTTTTGCACTTCCCATGCCCGCACAATGCGGGCATGACTACTTCACCCCCCTACATCACCCAGCAAGGCCTGGAAGACCGCTTCGGGCGGGAGTTCCTGCTGCGCGTCACTGACCCGACCAATACCGGGGAGGTCGACCAGGGCAAGGTTAATCGCGCCATCAGCGATGCCTCCGAGCTAGTCAATTCCTACCTGGGAAAGCGTTACACCCTGCCGGTGCCGTTTGTACCTGGTGCACTGGAGCGTGTAGCCGCTGACCTGGTGCGCTACTTCCTGTATTCCAGCCAGCCTGGTGAAGAAGTGACCAAGCGTTACGACGACGGGGTGAAGTGGCTCAAGGACGTGGCCAATGGCGTGGTATCGCTGGGCTTGCCGGTACCGGAAACCCCGACCAGCTCCACCGGCAAGGTGGTCATGTCCGGCCCGCGCCGCAAATTTACCCGCCGCACCATGGGGGACTACTGATGCGTCCCGACCCCCTCGCCCTGGGCAAACACATCGTCGCCCAGCTCAAAGCCCAGATCAGTGATGTCCGTCAGATCGTGCAGCGCGGCGAGTTGACCGATGTGACCAGTGGCGAGCAGGTCTCGCCGTCCTTGTATGTGATCTACGTGCGGGATGTCTTGCCGGGTGATGGTCAGTCCATGGAAGCCCAGAACCACATCCTGCAGCAGTGGATGGTGGTGGCCGCTCTCCAGGGCAGTACCGACCAGATGCTAGCCAAAGCCGGTGAGCTGCTGGCCAAGGCCCGTGCTGCCCTGCTGGGCTGGACGCCGGATGCCGCGCTGTATGACCCGTTGCAGGCGACCACCCCGCCCGCTGCCGTCTACGTGAGCGACTGGGGCTATTTCCCGCTGCTATTTACCGCTGATTTCTACGCATGAAAGGAGACCCCATGGCATCGACCCAAAAGGAGCGTGTCGAGCTGATTGTGGAGCACAAGAACGCCGGCACCCTCTACCCGGTTGGCCATGAGCTGGACGTATCCCCCAGTACGGCAGCCTGGCTGTACCGCAACAACATTGCCAAGCCGGCTAAGGCACGGCAATCCATTCCCACTCTATCGGAGCCTGAAGCATGAGCTTTGCACCCTTTATCCCCACGACTGAAAAACATTCGTACTCAGTCTCCGGCCAGATCCTGATGGCTGAGTATGGTGTCGCCAAATACGCCCCGTTTGCCATGGTCGAAACCGCTGACCTGACCATTGAGCAGGAAACCCAGGAGTTGGCGGACTCTTACACCGGCCAGGGCAACTACGACAAGCTGTACTCGGTGAAGTCGGTATCGCTGGATCTGAAGGTGACCACCTTCCAGCCGGAGATCATTGCCGAAATGACCATGGGTGTGGCCAATGCCCGTGAAGAGCAAGCCATTACCGATGAAGTCCAGACCGCATACCAGGGCGTCCTGGTACCGCTGGAGAATCTTGGCGCGGGTGACTTTGTCGTCAGCCCTGATGCAGGTGGCCAGCCCTTTATTGCCGGCAAAGATTACTTCCCGACCGCTGCCGGCATCATTCCGCTTGCCAGTGGCGGCATCGCGGACGGCACCAAGATCAAGGTCAGCTACAAGGCCCTGGAGGCCAATGTGGTCGAGTGGTTGGCCGGCTCCCAGAAAGAGCGCAGCCTGATTTTCCATGGCGTGAACAAGGCCAGCCGCAAGCAGGTGGTGATGCAAGTATTCCGGGGCAAGTTCGGCTTTGCCGACAAGTACTCCATCCTGGGCAAGGATTTCCGCAGTGCCGGCCTGAAGTTTGAGGTACTGGCTGACCCGCTGCAGACCGGTGAAGGCCTGTCGCAGTGGGTACGTGAAACCCTGCTGAAGTAAGCCATCCCACCACCGATGGGCGCAGCCTGGCTGCGCCCTGGAGCTTGTCATGCGTATCGAAAAACCCATTCCCATCGGTGACCACACCATCACCATCCGCGAACTGACCGTCGCGGATATTCGCGCACTGCTGGTGGCATCGATCCAGCAGCATGGCGATGTCGGGCTGATCCCGGACCAGGCTGATCTGATCATGAATGCCACCCTGCTGCCGGATCTGCGCCTGGACGAGCTGCGCGCCATGGCTCCGATGGCGCAGGACATGCTGGATAGCCTGGCTGACTCGGAGCTGCAGACACTGCGCGATCAGTGCCGGGAGTTGAACCCGCTTTTTTTCGGCATGAAGGCGCGGCTGGAACAGGCGAAGGCCCAGGCGGAGATGATCGCCCTGGCCCAACTGAACAGCTAAGCCAGCTGGAAACCAATCTGGGCCGGCTGATTGAAGCGGGCCACCCCAATGCTGCCCAGTACCCGCTGCGCTTCTTTGCCGCCGTCATTGATGATCTGAATAGCCGAAACGCCACATGAAAACCCTGGAATACCTGATCAAGGCCAACAGCTCCGACTTTGTCACTGCGGTGACCAAGGCGGAAACCATCTATGGCCAGGCACTCAAGGGCATGGCGGACAAGGCCAAGCAGATCAGCCTGTTCAAGCAAGCCAAGGATGATGCCGACAGCACAGGCACCGCCCTGGTGAAGCTGAAGGCCACGGCAGAACAGGTGCGCAAAGCGCTGGGGGATGGTGGTGGCAGCCTGCAGCAAAGCCAGCAACTGGCGAAGGCTGAGGCTGCGATCAGCAAGACCGAGGCGGCCATGCGTGGCCAGGTCGCTGCCGTGGTCTCCATGCGCCAGGCGCTGGCTGCGGCCGGTGTCGATACCCGCAATCTGGCAGCAGAGCAGGACAAAATGGCCACGGCCATTGCAAAAGCATCTGCAAGCGTCATCCAGAACCGCCGCACCAATGCTGCCCGCGATGTGCTGGGCATCCGTTCCGAGCTGGATGTCACCCGCGAAATTAACCTGGTGCAGGCTGCCTATGATCGCCTTGCCGCCACCGGTACGGTCTCGCATAACGAGCTGGACCGGGCGGCTGCTGCGACCAAGGCCCGGATTGCCGCCCTGCGCCAGGAGCTGCGAGGCGGTGCTGAGGAGGTAAAACTGTTTACCGCTCCATCAGCAGCCGTCAACCAGGTGCGCCGTACTGGTGCCGCCCGCGATGTCCTGGGCATCCGTTCCGAGCTGGATATCACCCGCGAAATCAGCCAGGTGCAAGCAGCATATGACCGCCTCGCCGCTACCGGTACCGTCTCGCACAATGAGCTGGACCGGGCAGCGGCGGCGACTAAGGCCCGGATTGCCGCCTTGCGCCAGGAACTGCGTGGTGGCGCTGACGAGGTAAAGCTGTTTACCGCGCCCTCTGCATCGGTCAATCAGGCACAGCGCACCAGTGCTGCCCGCGATGTCCTGGGCATACGCTCCCAGACCGACATTCAACGTGAAATCCAGCAGGTATCGGCGGCCTTCTCTCGCCTGACGCAGAACCCGGCCATCAGCATGGCCGAGCTGTCCAGGGCGGCTACGGCCACCAAGGCCCGGATTGCTGAACTGCGTGCCGAGCTGCAGGGCACGATGCCGGCCAGCAGCTTCCTGATGACGGGTGCCGGCAAACTGGTGGCCATGGCCTCGGCAGTGGTGTCGCTGAATGCCGCGCTGGCTTTGACCCGCAGCATCCTGTCCACGGCTGGCCAGTTTGAAACCCTGCGTACCCAGTTAAACGCCGTTGAAAAATCCGCCACCAAGGGTGGTGAAGCCTTCGCGTATATCAAGCAACAGGCAATCAATACCCCGTTCCAGGTCACCAACCTGACCCAGACTTATATCCGGCTGCGCAATTACGGGTTGGACCCGACTGCCGGCAGCATGCAGGCCATCATCGACCAGGCAGCAAAGCTGGGCGGCAGCCAGGAAATGCTGGAGCGTATTACGCTGGCACTGGGCCAAGCCTGGACCAAGCAGAAGCTGCAGGGCGAAGAGATCATGCAGCTCAACGAGGCCGGGGTACCGGTATGGGATCTGCTGTCCAAGGCCATGAACAAGTCGGCTGCCGAGCTGATGAAGCTATCCGAGAATGGTCAGCTCGGCCGGGATGCCATCACCGCCCTGATGCAAGCGATGGAGAATGATGCAGCCGGTGTAGCGGCTTCGCAGATGCAGACCTGGAATGGCATCGTGTCGAATGCCACCGACTTGTGGAATGACTTCCTGGACAGCATCGGCCAGGCCGGTCTGCTGCAGTTCGCCAAAGACAGCATCACCCAGCTGACGACTGCACTGCAGAAGATGAAGGAAACCGGCGAACTGTCCCAGATCGCCCACGACATCGCAGACGCGCTGCAGGCCCTGGGCAAGATTGCCATCGGTACGGCCAAATTCATCACCGCACATCACGATGCCATCATTGCTGTGGCTGCGGTTTATGGTGCCCTGGCTGCCAAGAAGCTGTTTGCGGGCCTGGCCACGGATCTGGTGACCTTTGCCACGGCCGCCAGCAAGGCTGCTACCGCACTGCGGACGCTGAAAGAAGCCCAGACGGTGGGCGACATCATTGATACCGTGGTCGGCAAAGGTGGTGTCCGCAAGGCGACGGCAGCAGCCAAAGCGGCTCAGCCGGCATCTACGCTGACAAAGGTTGCCACCGGCGTGATGGAGGGGGCGACCTATGCACAAGGCGTCACAGAAACCTATCGCTTGGCTAAAGCTGTTCCAGCTGCCGCAGGTACCGGTGTTGCTGTAGAAGGAGCAAAGGCCGCTGAGACTGCAGCAATGCAGTCCGGCGCGGCCTGGCGTGCCGCTGCCAATGTCGCAAAAAAGGCATGGACAGGTATGACAGCAGAAGTGGCGCTGACCTCATCCGTATCACTGACTGGGGTAGCAGCTCTGATTGCCCGCTTTACGGTGTTTGGAACAGTGGCCTATGCATCTTATAAGGCGCTTGAACCAATAATCAGCAATACCATTGATCTCTATAAGATGGAAGTAGACGCCCTTGAGCAGAAGCGTCAAACACTGGAGGAAATTAATCGCCTCGAGCGCGAAGGGGCACAGCAAGATCGTGGTACGGGAACCGGTGCAGTCACTCGCGTGTATTCAGCGGAAGACCTGGCCAGCTCGACTAAAAAGCAGCTTGAGGATTACCGGAAGAACCTCGACCGTGCCCACAAGATTCAGATTGACCTGGCGAATCAACGGGCGCGAGATGTCACCCGTGCAGGTGGTGTATCTGATCAAGATCCGGAATACCAAAAATACCTGGCTGAGGCGATTGCCTATAAAAAGGCTCTCAAAGCTCTAGATGATTATGAGGCGCAGCGCCTCAAGCTGGAAACCAGCTACAGCAGCCAGATCAAGGCTATCAAGAATGGCCAACTAGAGACCCTCGCTGTCGCGCTGGCCAGAGAGCAGAAGCTGTATGACAAGGCCAATGAGCAGTTGCAGGCTGCCGTTGCCACACGCCAAAAACATCAGGATGCCTGGGCCAATAATAAAGCGGTAGACCCTGCCGCCAAGGCCGCAGAACCACAAGGCGTGACCGACTACTACGAAAGCCTGCAAAAAGCCCAGGCACTCGCACGGGCCGCGCAGGACAGTCAAAAGACGGCGAATACCACTGGCCTTGATGGTGACTTCCAAAAAGCCACCCGCGATGCCGCAGCTGCTGAAACAGCATTCAGCCGCGTGATGGACGTCATCAATCAACTGCGCAGCGGCGGCAAGATCACTGAAGGCGAATTCAAGCTGTTCAATGACCAGGCGGGTCGCGCCCAGGACAGTCTGGATGCCGGTGCAGAAAAAACCGCCAAATCTTCCCTGCAAGCGGCAATGGAAAAGATGGAAGCGCTAAAAGCCGCTGCTGCAGCCATCCAGAAACTGGATATATCGGTGAGCTTCAACGATAAGCAGGCCATCCAGGACATGGAAAGCATGATCAACCGCATCCAGCAGGCGGCCCAGGCTCATCCAGTCAAGATTCCGCTTGGCCTAGTTGGCCCCGATGGCAAGCAGCTGCAGGATGCGCGCCAGGCAATTGGTCTGCCAGATCGTCCTACCTCGGAACTGACACCAGGACCATCCACGGCCGGAAGCAGTGATAAGAAAGCGGCGGCGACAACGGTACCGGCTGAAGTCGATAAGAAAGCGGCGACAGCTGACCTGAACCAGTTCCTGAATAGTGCCCAGCAAGTTGCCAAAGCGAACCCCATCAATGTACCGGTGAACTATGTGGGTGGCGGCGATGCCGCGACCAATCTTGCAGCGGCCCGTCGGCAAGTCGGGCTGCCCGACATCCAGTCACACGCCGATGGTGGTGCCATTTCTGGCCCCGGCACCGGCACCTCGGACAGCATCCTCAGCCGCTTGAGTAATGGCGAATTCGTGGTCCGGGCAGCGGCGACCAGCTACTACGGCCCGGATCTGCTGCATGCCATCAACCAGATGCGCCTGCCGCGCTTTGCCACGGGCGGTGTCGTGGGCCAGCTGCCGGCAGTGAGCCGGGCGATATCGGCCATGCCATCCCTGCAGGCCAGCACCGGCAGTGCTGCCATGGGCCAGTCCGGTAGCCCACTCAATATCTGGCTACCTGGGGCAAGCGACCCCATCACCGTGCAGGCCCCGGAGTCATCCGTTAAACAGCTGCGGGATGCCGCGTTAAAACACAACCTCAAATTCGGCAAATAAACCATGAATGCAAATCGATATGCACAGTTTTTTGCACTGGATGGCCAGGTCATTCCGATCCGGGCCGGTCTGAAGGTGAATCAGACCTATGAGCAGCTCGGCGGTCGCCAGTTGTTCCGCGCCCGCACCGGCAAGGCCCGGCTGCAGAGCCACTGGAGCAAGGTTAAAACCGTCCTCTCCGGCAGCGGCTGGCATGTCATGCCGTTTGCCGGTATCGATCAGACTGCCGTGCATACCCTGGACTGCGTGACCGCCCGTGCCTTACAGGGCCATCTGCCGCTGTTTACCCTGCCGGCGATCCGCCAGGATATTCCGCCGCGTGGCTTTGCCGTGGTGGGTGGCGAACTGGTGCCGACGCATGCCGTGCTGGCCGGCACGGTGCTGACGCTCAATCCAGTCGCCAATGCGGACAGCTATGTCTGCTGGTACTGGCCCCGGCTGACCGGCTATCTGACCGCAGTCAGCGACCAGGGCGACCCGCGCAGCCTGAATTACACCTGGTCGCTGACGCTGGAAGAGGCTTGAGATGATTAACGGCTCTGCCATCAATAGTACGGCGATCAATACACACTCCGTCAGCAGCGGCGGTGCGCCGCAACCCAGTGCGGACCAGCTGTCGGTGCCAATGACACTGGACGTTTCGACACTGCCGACCGGGTCACTTTCCACCCCGATCAGCCTGGCCGTGCTGCCGGTATCACTGCCGGCCACCGGCTGGGATGTCCGGGTACTGGTGGGTGGTGCAGATCTGTCAGACAGGGTCGAGGGTGAGCTGGAGATTGAAGCCGAGGAAGGCGCTGCGCGTATTGCATCGGTAGTGCTGAGCTTGGCTGCCGGCGACAGCCTGGCCAGCTTTGGTGGACAAAGCCTGGTGATTGATGTCCAGCCGATGATCGGTGGTGCGTGGGTGCGCCGCTTTACCGGCAAAGTATCCCTGCCGCAGTTTGACCTTGAAGCCGGCCGCGTTACCCTGCACGGCACCGATAACCGGCATGAACTGCTGGCGCAATCCAGCCGCTCAGCGCTGGCTGCCCTGCTCGGTGGCTACTGGTCCGACCATGTGGGCGGTGAAGCTGCCAACAGCCTGCAGTACGCCGAAGGCCGGCTAGAAACCGTTGCCGGCAGCTTTGATCTGGATGCCTACGGCAATCCGCGCCTGACAGACTGGGCCATGGCTGGCCAGACTGCGACGGTGACTGACGACGATATCAAGGATGGTTCGCTCGAGGTCAGGCCGGTGGCCCTGAGCGATGTCACCAACCTGGTCACCAATGACACTGTTGGCCTGGGGGCTGTATCCACGACCAGCATTTGCGGCCTGATTCACGACAGCGCCAACGATACCGGCAAGTCTGTAACCGATAACCTGACTGCGAATACCCGCCCGCTGATTGGCGGCACGGTTGAACCAGGTGCAACGGTGACCCTGACTATCGGCGGGCAGTCTGTGGTCACCACGGCATCCGGTACAGGCTATTTTGCGGTACGGCCGCCCTATGCCCTGGCAGCAGGCATCCACACCCCACATATCACGGTGACAAGCAGCTGGACGTGGGAAGCATGGGGCACCTCATTCACCGTTGCCACTGCGGCCGAGGCGAATGAAGGCGCAGTCTCGTCGGCCGCCAGCGAAAAAGTGGCCAGCACCGATTGCACGCTGGAATACCGCTACCCGCGCTTGCACCTGGCAGAAACGGTTTACCAGTGGACGATGGGCATTTCCTACCCGGAGCTGGTGCTCGGCCGCAATGGCCATGCTTTTATTCTCCCGGAGCGCTCGCTGTTCGAATCGGCCGCCAGCCAGTCTGGCTGGATCGTGGACAAGACGGCCTATACCTCCCCCAAGCAAGGTACTTCTGTCGTCGGCTATATCGACCGCAACGGCAATATCATCAACGGTGCCCCAGGCCCGGCTGCCGACGTCATTGAAATGCTGATCTTCAAGAACGAGTACACCGGTGCTGCCGCGCTGGACCCGCGCTGCGAGACGGCAACGCTGTGGCTGCATCGGCGCATCGCTCAGCCGGTGACCGAGCGCTGGCGTGTCACGGTGTCCGCGCCTGACTCGGTGAGCGCACTTGGTACCCGCAAGGCCCAGGGGGCGACGGCAGCGATTGATGCCACCAGCAGCTTTAATGCCGATGCCTGGGAAAAGGATTTGAAGGTCGAGCCAGTCATCAAAGCCAGCACCGATTACACCAGTCTGCCGACGGTTTCACGCGCCGATATCGACGCCGCCCTGGTCTGCCTGGCGGCAAAGGCCCGTCGCCAGATCCTGGCCAGTCACCGCGCCAGTCGGGTGACCTTCACCACCGTGGCCAGCGCAACGCTGGATCTATCACAGCGCCTGCAGGTTGACTCTGCCGACCTGCACGCTATCGGCAAAGTCGCCCGGTTTGTCGAGCGCTACGCCATCGACAGCGGCAGGGCCGAGACGGACATTGAGCTGGCCATCAGTGCGCTGGTGGGGGTCGGCACGGCCCAGGATGACCCGCTGCAGAGTCCGGTCATTACCGGTGCGGCCAATCTGTCGCAGTCGGCCACCGTGCCGGTGCCTAGTGCCTGGGAAGGCCTGGGCGACCTGGTGGATGGCACGTCCTGGACGACTGGAGCCACTGGTGACACCACCTCGCAATACCCGCGCTCGGTGGCGCTGACCACCCAGGCCATCCACCCCTATATGACCGACCCGATTGATCGCCCGATGTCCTACGCCGTCACCGTGGCGATCCCGGTAGACCCCTTTGAACTGAGGTAGCCATGGCGATCACTTTTGCACTGTATTACGACGCCGCCCGAACCCAGCCGGTGACCCAGCTCGCGCTGGCCGGCATTAATGATGCCCTGGTCAGCCCGATACAGCAGCGGCTGTATGCCGGCCCGGCTGCCGGCATGCGGACGATGTCCACGGATGGCCAGCCGATCCGCTTGTCCGTTGTCTCGACTGGCGATGTCCAGCCTGCCGCGTTTCGGCTGGCACTGACCCAGGCGGATCTCGGCAGCGTGGTGCCAGGTGCCGACCTGGCATTGGCTGCACAGCTGGATGACCTGGTCGCGATCTGGCTACAGGTGGATTGTGCTGGTCTCAGCACAGGCGCGCATACCGGTTTGACGATCAGCAGTAGCGAAGTGAAAGAGGTCGCGCTATGAGCGGAATGAGCAAGCAGGATGCCGACATTATCGGCAAGGCGCTGCAGCAGCCGGCGTCCTTGGCCAAGCGGTTGCCAGCACTGCCGGCACGGGGTGGGATTCCCAGCTCCACCGCAAAGGGCAATGCAGCTCAGCCGGCTATTACCGCGACAGGCAGCGGGATTGACTCGCCGCTGACAGAGTCCAGCCGAACCAACTACGGCACCACCTATGTGACGACATCAGACGGTCTGTTCTCCATCGCCTTCACTGCAGTCAAGCAGCTGACGATGAAAGATGCGGCCAACCGTACCGTGATTTTTAACTACCAGGAGCCAGCAGCATGATCAAGCTGTTCAACAACCTGTCCCGTACTTTTGCGTCCGGTTTAACCGGCATTGATAGCCTGTCGCGAGTCGATGCCAACCCGCTATTAGCGCTGCTAGGGCTGTATTTCCCCAATGACGATGCCTACCTCTTTGACAGTTGGTCCGGGCTGTATTCGCGTGGGCTGGCTCCCTTTTGTATCGAGTCGCTAGATGGCATGTACCGGGAAATCTTTTATATTGACCTGGGCCGCAAACGACTTGAGTTTCAGGATGTGCCGCTGTTTGACTCAGTCAATAATACGAGCGATCTCTTGTCCTGGCCGGATCGTTTTGATTGGTCTGGGATTCCCTGCCGGGTGTTCAGCACTATGCCCGCAGAGTTGCTGGAAATGGCCAGCCATGGCTATGTGCATCGGAATCGTGACGGTGGCACCTTTGATCTGTATTTGCCTGCCATGCGACTGGATGTCTCGTCTGGTAGCGATGAGACCTCAATAACAGTAAGCCTGCGCAGTGACGGGGCATGCCCGGCATCCTTCCGTTTCCGAGCCGATGGCATTCCGCCGAATGGTACAACCCAATTAATCAACTCGGGCCAGTTTGTGGATGGCACGGGTGCTGCTGTCAGCTTCCCGACCTTCGGTGCGGGTGGTCTCAAATTGTGGGAAATCGAGGGTGTGGTTGACCTTGCCACGACGACCGCAACCATCACCCGTGATACCCGGATTGCCGCATGACCATCAGCACCTTGCTGCAGTCCCCTGCCTCGGATGCCCCTAGCGGGTTCTATTTGCATGGACTTGCCACCGGAGCCAGCCTGCAGACAAGCGATGGCAAGACAGTGAGCTGCCCTTATCCGGTCTATGTCGGGGATGGCTCATGTTACCGGCTGGACGTACCAGGCTTTGTACCGCCCAGTTATCCCGCCGCCGTCACCGCTGCCAATGAGGCTGCTGGCCGGTACTTCCTGCCCTATGTCATCACGAGTGGTCGAGACTTCGGCAAACTGCCAACGGGCTGGGGTGGCTACGATTTCAGCGTGGCATTTTGCTTTGGCACCAACCGCAACGTGATTGCCACCATTCAGGGCAATGACCTGCTGTGGTGTGAAAACGCGGGCTATGCGGACAAGCCGGTGCATGTGGTCAGTCAGTTTTTTCCAGATCGCCCAGCAGGCACTGTGATGTACTTTGAGGACATCTACGGGCAGCGGGCCATTATCCGCACTGGCGTGGTGACGGGAAACCAGCAGGCTGAATATCGGGTGAACTCGGTGAGCCAGACCGGGCTGTTCCTGGAGCAGCCGCAGCCGTACTGGTACGAGCTGCGATGTGATTGGCCAGTTGAACAAGCCGCCCCTTCATTTGCCATGAGCAAACTGGCGGTAACGGATGACTTTAGCCGCACATGGGGGACTGTTTCGCCGAGTCACCGTGTTGGTAGTGAAGATGGTGCTAGTCATACTTGGGAAAGCGTCACTCTGACCGGATCAGATGGCGATCCGCTTTACGCTACGCGGTTCGAAATCGACATGATCAAGGCCAGTATCTATGTCGCGCCCCAGCACAGGCTCATCAAGCGAACTATCGGCTACAAATACGATAAGGCTGGGATAGCCCAGCCAATCAACCTCAGTATTGATGACGACATTACCGCCACGACCGCCATTGTTGATGTAACCGACCTGGTGCCATATGGCAGCATGTGGGGAGATGGCTGCCGTATTACCTACCAACGGCACACAAAGGCCGCGCTGGAGTATGCAGGGGCCATGGTTGCCCGTTCAGACATCCGGCAAACGATCTGGGACTGGGTCAATCTGGGTGAGGATCTGTTGGGCATGTACTCCGGGACGATTATCAAGCTGGATGCTCAAGAGGCGCTCAAGTGCCGGCCTGGTTATGTGCGTTGCTCTAACAGGCTGTGGGTTATATCGCTAATTAAAACCCTGCCGACTGCCGCCACCAGGGGTACCACCGCGTTCCAGTTCTTCACGATTGATGATGGTGTGATGCATCAGACAGCCACCTATCAGCCTTACCTTGAGAATGTGGGCACGGTGTTCATGCTGTTTCATCCTATGATGGCCGGCACGGTGCATCCCGTCAGTGGTGAGGTGGCGGTCAAGAATGGCCAGGCCTTGCGATGGGTGTAGGCTGCCGCCTCACAATACAAAACCCCGCGCAAAGTGGCGCGGGGTTGCTGGAATAGACTTCGACAACATCCAACTCCTGGAAAACCGTGGACCCTTTCTGTCACATCAAGTGTTCCGTCAGCAAAGTCCATTCATCAACAGGCGGAATCTGATGCCGCAGTGCTGCATGATCTGGATTAAATTGGGCAAGTTTCTGCCTGAGGTAATGCTCTAGATGTAGAGTGATGTGATCGGGATCGGCCTCTCTAATATCGTCAATTACCGCATGGTCAATCTGGATGAGGATTGTTCTGGATCGTTTATTCGGTCTGATGGGATCATTACCCAACAGCCAGAAGACAGAAAATATCCAGTCTCGATGGCCCTCCCCGTATTCAGTAATGTCAGCCCCTTCAGGCATCACGGAGTGGATAGTGTGAACAATGCGTTGATACATTTGGTGACCCCCATATGGTCTGATGTAGGACTGCTCACTTCAAAGATGCCAATTCAATATTAATACATTCTGACGAATCCCTTCCTCCCTTTCACTTACAGCAAAACACCGGACACTTGGCACTCAATGTCCGGTGTTTTGTTTTGAGAGGCCACCTTGCTCCCCTATGTCCGTAAAGACCCGCTTACCATCGTCCAGGGCTGCACCTTCATCCATACCTGGGAATGGATTGCGGGTGGCCAGCCTGTCGATCTGACTGGGGCTGAATTCGAGCTGGTCGCCAAGGCTAGTGCAGATAGTAGCGCCCCCCTGATCCATCTCACGACCTCCAATGCCGGCATCACGGTGAGCGGCAATGCCATTAGCCTCCGTATCGAGGAGGACATTACCCGCGCCTATATCTGGCGTAATGCCGTTTTTGATCTGCGGGTGAAGTGGCCAGGCGCAGAGCCGCGCCGGGTTGATCCGTTCATGACTGGCCGCTTCGAAGTACGCCCCGGAGTGCTGGCATGAACGAGGTGATTGAACTGATTCCATCCCCGGCAAGAGAGGTGCTGGAGGTGGTTGTTACCGAGCGTGAAACCATCGTCGAGATTGCCCGGCAGGGACCACCAGGGCCACCTGGTGATGCTGGATTCGATGTAGACCTCGACCTGATCTATCAGATCGCTAAACTCTAGGAGTGCAAATGTCTCTGCAAACACGTATTACCGAACTGGCCCAAGGCATCGCAGCAGACATCAAGTCGCTGAAGGCTGCCCAGGGCAATCTGAATGCTCTCAATACCACGGCAAAAGCTAGCCTAGTTGCAGCGATCAACGAGGTACTGCAGTTGGCTCAGGCGGCAGGCTCTTCGTCTGGCGCAACGATCAATGATGCGGAAACCAGTGCAGGTTCGACGTTCTCATCCAGCAAGATCACCACTTTACTCGCGGAGCTAAAGAACCAGATCCTGGGTGGTGCTTCGGCCGCCTATGACACGCTGCAGGAAATTGAGGCCAAGCTGGGGAGTGACGATACAGCCCTGGCCAACCTGCTGACGGCGGTCGGTAACCGGATCAGCTTTGCCGATGCCCAGTCGTTGACGGCGGCGCAGCAGCTGCAGGCGTGCACTAATCTGGGGATCGGTGATCCGACCACCGACTTCTTGGCTGCGTACACTGCGGCGAAGAGCTGATCGATGTCTAGTGTGGTCGGCAGAATCATTGCGGCGTTTCAGTCCGTCGCCGCCGATATCAAGTCATTGCGCCAGATAGCGCCAACCTGCCTGGTCAACTTCAACGGCTCTGGCAGTACCCCGACTATCCGCTGGGGGTATAACGTTGCCAGCATTACCAAAGTCTCCACTGGACGTTACCGGGTTAATTTTACGACCCAGATGGCCAATATAAACTATGTGGTGGCTGGCTCACCGACGAGTGCCGGGTTGACCGACGCCAACGGCATCGTGCGGGCACGTGGAGGGGGGATGACTGTGGACTATGTGGAGATTGTTACTGGCCCTGGCGGCGTAACTTCACTATCCGACTACGACACCATCAGCGTGATG